CCACACTATAGAGTATGGACTAAAGACTTTATTGATTTATCAACTGAAATATTTAGGTCTGTTAAATCAGCAAAGAAATATATTAAGGAGGAGTTAGTATGAAAGTAAATGTAAGTAAAAAAGATATAGACAATGGTGTATGTGGTGATGGAAGAGAGTGTGCAGTAGCATTGGCAATAAGGAGAGCATTTAAAACTGATGATGTTTTCATAGCAGTTTATTATCCTGATACTGATGAAGAAGATGAGAGTGATGGTAAATATATGTCAATTAGAATTGATGATACAGAAGACTATGGTGAAAGATATATAGATAAGTATGACCACATATTAAACTTTTTAGACTGGTTTGATAATAGTCTTGATGGTTGTGAGCCATTTAAATTTAATATAGATACAACAAGAACAACCATATGAACACACAAAGAAAAATAAAAAGTCAGCAAAGATTAAAACTTAGATTAAAAAAAGTTGATGAGATTATTTTTAAATTAAAAAATAAATCATTAACAAAAGAAAAAATAATCTTTGAAGACTTTACAGATTTATCTAACAGGGTGGGTACTCTATTAGATATAGTTATACATGACACCAAGCCGATAGAAGAGGTGGGTTGTATTACAGGAACAATAGAGCAACATAGGAGGTACAATGAGTGAACATCAGATAAAAATAGTGGTTGATAAGAAGAACAATCATGGAACAGAGTGTTATTATCCTGTTTGTGAACTATCAAAAACTTTAGTGAAACTTAAAGGACATACAAAGAAAGTTTTAACAAGGAGTGATATGTTTCTTTTAAGCAAACAGTTTGATATAAACTTAGCACCACAAAAATTATTCTAATGTATATAATTTTAATAAAAGATAATCATAGATTTAGAATATATACTAATGAAATCTTTTCTTTATATAAAGACGCATTAGATTATGCACAGAGGAGTAAGTTTAAAAAGAATGTTAACTGGAAGATTGAAGAGTTTGATTATAAATACTTTAAGAGATAGTATATATATTGTTAGATATTGTAATGATGATAGTATTAATAACCCTAATGACGTATATATATATATATAGGAAAGTTTTTATTAAATCAATAGAACATAATAAGAATATTATAAGATGCGTCAATAGGTCGCACTTGTTATACAGAATTATTTTGGTTGTCTTAAAATGAACAAGAGATTGCCTTATAATTGCCATGTTTATGGTATAAGAAGAGGAGTAATATGAAAACATTAACTGAAATCAAACAACACTTTAGTGATGAGGAAATAAAATTACTTATTGAAATCATTAATGGTAAGCAAGACTTTTCTATCTTGGAAAATTCTATAAAAGATTTTTATGGAGATGAGTACAATGAAGAAGAGTTAAAAGAAAAGTTGGAGTTTGATTTAGAAGTAGGAGGGTTGATATGAACAAGACAATGAGAGAGTTAATAGAAGAAAAACATTGGAGTGTGCAAGGGTTAGCAAAAGCATTAGGGGTAATAAAAAGGGAGGTGAGATGGGAAAAGTCAAACAAGCCATACAAGAAGTCGAAGAAGAAGTCGTATCTTTGGTAAAACAAGGCAACGCATTGAGAGGAATACAACTTATTCTTGGAGGAATAAGTAAGAACAATCCTTATATGAATGATAAATTATTAATTGAGAAACTTTTTAACAAGGCAGTATGGGAGAGAGATAACGAGGAGGAGTACCCACATGATTAAATTTACTTTGTTTATGCAGGTATGCTCATTAGTAGTAGGGTTATGCAACGAGCCAAAGCAACATAATATTACATTTGATAACTACTATGACTGTGTTCTTACAGGCACTCTTATTACTGCAAAAACTTTTGAAAATCTTGGTGAAGATTATGTTAATAGAACACAGGCAATCGTTAAGAGTTGGTGTGCTAAAGAAATAATTAAAGAAGATAAACCACAGAAAAAGAAAATAAAACTAAAAGGAAATCCAGTATGAACAAGAATAAAGAATACATATACATAACAAGAACTATGAAGTTAAATATACCAGCTTTAATTTGTCAAGATGCTGTTGATAAAATATTGAGTATGAAAAAACAGGACTTGATACCGAAAGAACTGGGCACGTTATATACAAGATGCAAAGTAAAAGAGAGAGGGAAGAATGCCTATAGATTATAGAAATTTAGTATACCCTTTTAAAGACATGGCTGATGCACCTTATAGTGTTGTAAGACTTTTAAATGAATGCTATAATGATTATGCAGATGGGAACTTGGGTGATGGTGAACATATGGCAAGTGGTAAGGAAGTAAGAGGAGAATTTTTAAAACGTATAGCACAGATGGGTTATGATGAACTAAAGTATACAGACATAGCTGATAAGCTAGAGGAAGATGTGTATGAGAATAATGAACACCTTTATCATAAACATTATGAACCAAGTGAAACAAAGGAGGATGAATGAACTATGATGTAAGAGATTTGTTTAATTATTCTATTTCAGATTTGAAAGATTTAAAATTTCAAGTCGCAGTTGATATAGAACAAGTCATTGAATATAAGCGTGATGTTGAAGGACAGAAGGAGGATGAATAACAATGCCAAGATATAAAATAACACAACACTTAACAGGGTGGAAAGTTATAGGAAATTATATAGATGCTAAAGATGAAGATGAAGCATGGGAAAAATATGAAGGAAGTAATTGGGTGAATGTAGAATGGAAAGAAGAAGAAGAAGAATATAAAGTAACTGATACAGAGATACATGAAGATAGTGAGACGTGGAAAGAGGGACATAAGAAATGGAAGGAGAAGAATGAAAAAGTATAGAGTGTGGGGTTACGAAACTCAAGGGTATCATATAGACCTTGAGGCAGACAACAAACAGGATGCCCATGATAAAGCTATGGATATTGATAGAGAAGATTGGCAGATAGGTAATGATGGGTTGAATACTTGCTTTGATATTAATAAAAAAAATATAGAGAGAATAGATAAATGAGTAATGAATTATATTATAGCAAGAGCAAAGATAAATATATTAAGATAGCAGAGATGCCTGATGTTCATGTTAGGAGAGCATTCATTAAGATGAATAGTGAGAAAATGAATAGCTATGATATTGAAAGTACATTAATAAAAATTAGAGATGATATACAAAATTTGCTAGATGAAATATTTGAAGCAAGGAAAGTAGATGAATAAAAAGAAAAAGTTTAAAATAAATAAAGCTATCTATGGGAAGAAAGAATTTTCCAGTATGATAGAACTAGATTATTATAAGAGGTATGAAATGTTAAAGTTAGATGAAGAGTTGATTGATGATGTTCATGTAGCAGTAGGAAAAGCAGAGGGGTATATACCATGTAAGACTTTACATGAAGAGATAGTTGCATGGCAATACCTGATAGATACAGGGATAGCGTGGAAATTACAGGGGTGGTTTGGAAGACAAGCCATGTTTTTAATAGACCAAGGTTTATGTTCAAAAAGAGTTGTACATTGACCTTTAATATGATATAAGAAAGTATGACACTTAGAGTAAGAAAATTAATAGTTAGGTTGCGTATGTGGTATGCTAGAATAAGAGGACATAAAGAACATAAGTGGAATTATGAACCTAGTGAATGGTACATGGGTAAACATAACAAAAAAAACAAGGAGAAATAGATGATTACATATGATAATGTAAAAATAATCTCAACAAAAACTGATAATGATTATTGGGATGAAGATAAAAGAAAACGTATAAAGTATAAGACACCAAAGACAACAATGAAAACTTTATTTGAAAATAATGTTTTTGATTTAGGTGAATTATATACAGCAATTAAATTTTCAGTAGAACAAGAACCCTATGATAAAGTTTCAGTTGCGTTTGATGTTAAACAAGAATATTAATAGGAGAAAAAATAATGTTTGGAACTAAAGAAGAAGAACTAAAATTAAAAAGATTTATGGTGATGTGTAAAAGTAAAAGAGGTAATACATTTTATCACGAAAAATCTTTCTATACACTAGCAGATGCAGATGCTTATGCAAATTTAGTTAGAAGACAAGAAGATGAACAATCAAATGAATTCTATTTGTTTGAACAAAGCAAACACTATGGGAATGGGAAAGATAAAGATGCATGAAGATGTTTATTTAGGTGGGTTGGCTAAACAAAGTGTAAGCAAGGATGAAGAGAAGCATACAGTTTATCAAAAAGAAATCTCTGCCTTAAAGCAAGAGGTAAGTAACTTAAAAGCAGAGGTTAAGTATGAGAGGGAGTTAAGAGTAAAGGGTACAGAATATCACCCTACTAATTATCATTCTAAATTAAAAGAAATGATTAGTAAAGTTACAAATGAAAAGAAACTAACTGACTTGTTTGAGATAGTTGATGAGGCACAAACAAGATTAAAGATTGAAAAATGAGTGATAAATATTATTGGATGTGGCGTGAAGAAAAAAAGAAACGTGAAGAGGCAGAGGGAGAGACGACCATTGTTAAGGGAATAGGTATGAACTCTCCTGAAATGAAAGCATTACAAAAGCGAGTTAAGGAAGTAGAACACTCATTAAGTATTGCTCTTGATATTAATGACCAGTATCAAAGAGATATGAAAATTAAAGATGAAGAGATTGGGAGATTATATAAGAAAATAAATAATTAATTATGAAAAAAATAATTGACTGCCTTAATTCTGCCATAAAGATGTGGTATAAGGAGTATATGAATAAAGAATTTTTATTATTTACATTTTATGTAGTATTATTTATTCTTATGATGGGGGTATTAACTTATATACCTAAATAATATGAAAATAAAACGAGTAAAAGATAGATACGTAAAAGGTGTATACCAAAAATTACCACCTCATGAGCATGAAAAGGGAAGAAATTATAGGTGGTATAAAAACAAAACTTCATTAACACCAAAACAATTAAAGTTATATAAATATTTAATTGCATATGCAAATGAAAAAGAAATTATGCCGACTGTTAGAGAAATGGTGAAGTATATGGAATCTACATCAACCTCTATTGTTTTTCTAATGTTAGCACAGATGGAATGGAAGGGATATATAAAACGTATTCCTGCCCATGCTAGAGCAATACAAATAATAAAGGAGGTAGCTTAATGCATAAGTACAGTAAAGACACAACTCAATATAAAGATGTACCTAATGATGCTCAAGTGTTGACAACCTTAGATAAGTATGATAGTAATGAGACTGAAAATTTAGGAATGTGGTTGGCTCATTTAAGTATGCCACAGATGTGTGCTAGTTGGGTTAGTGAAGATGCTTTTAATTCTTTATTGGAGAGATATAAAATAGATATTACTTCTTATGTTAAGGATGATGAACGAATAACTACATCTATTAAAGATGAAGTACGAAGTGAATTATTTTATTTAATAAATAAAGATAAATATAAGAAAAGAAACCTGATAAAAGCATTAAGAAATAAATTTCCTGATGTAAATTCAGGAGTGATATGTAGGATGATTAAGAAATATCTATCCCTAAGAGTACTTGAGATAGACAGAACCTACAAAACTAAACCCTTTGTTATCAAAGGAAAGTACTACATTAATTGAATACAACCTATGATTGAAAGGAGTATGTAAGTCATTGATTTTATTGAAGAATTTTATTTTACAGAGAGGTTGCCAAGAGGTGTTATGAACAGTATAATAGTAATACTCCCAATAAAAAATAGATGGGAGAAATACGTCTATTATATTAAACAACATTTTGTGGAACAGGACTATGGCGAATAAATTCTTTATGAAAAAATCTTGGATAAGTGTAGATATGTGCATTGAAGATTATTATAATTCAGGTACAGATTATTACAAGGCGAAAGAGAATTTAAACTGGAGTCCTTATTCAAGTATAGTTGGTAAAGAAGTGAAATGGGAAAGAAATACTGTGGAAGAAATTGATGAAGAAACATACAAAAATAAAGTCAAGAAATCCAATAGCAAAAGTATTGATGACAAGAAAGTTTCACTCAAAGATTGTAAGGAATAAAAAACCTGAACTCATTACCAAGTACTATGATAACAAAATGAAATATGATAGTTAATAGTAATCCGTCTGCCAGTTGGCATCAAGGAGTAGGAGAAGGCAGGTCAATAACACCTCCTATACTTTTATGGAGAAGTGTTATTGTTAGGGCTATGCAAGATGCTCTTGGTCTTAATATTCATGCATGGGGTAGACAAAGAAAAAAAATAATCCAAGATGCAACGTCTTGGTTTAATGTTAATGACCCACAATTCTGTGAGGTCTGCGACCACTCAAATTTTGAACCATCCTTTATAGTTAAACTTTTTAAAAAATTAGTTAAAGCTAATAATAAAAAATCATTAGTGCATTCAAATTTAAATCAAGTTTTAACTCAATATCTTTGTACGTTTCATTATTAATATATGGTTGACTTAAATAAAACATCTAAATTTGATATTGATTTAAAGTATGGACAGATAAGAGAGAAGAGAGTAGCTGACTTATTAAAAGGTGGTAAGGTAGAAGTTAAGACTGAACGTAGTTGGTGGCGTAAGACAGGGAATATTGCTATTGAGTATGAGTTTAGAGGTAAGCCAAGTGGTATAGATAAGACAGAAGCTAAATGGTGGTTTCAAGTATTAGAACTTAATGGTAAAGAATATTGTATGATAGTCTTTAGAGTATCAAGATTAAAAAAAATAGTAGCTAAGTATAAGAAGACACATACAAAAAATATAGGAGATTACAGAGCATCTAAATGTGTAGTCATACCTATTAAAGAATTATATACAGAGAAATGTTATGAACTTTAATGGAGGAATAATGGATAAAATATATACAGGTGCAGGAGTGGTAAGTATTTTAACAGTACTAAGTGTGTTAGTTTATATTATAATTATAGGAGTATAATTATGGGTATGATGGATGGTGGGCATAACTTTAGAGATATTTGTATAACTTGTGATAGAAAAGAAAATGGTGGGACTATGCGAAGATATAAGCATGATAGAAATATAAAGATGTGTATAGATTGTTTTGAAAAATTAAATGTTGTTAAACAAAACGATTATGTTTTTGCTAATCAATTAAATAAGAATAGATTATTATAATGAAAAATAAAAAACTAAAAGCTATTAAAGAATTAGTAGAAGGATTTTGGTATATCCTTATTAAAGGTAGACATCCTGCACAATTTAAACATTGGTATGAGGAGTGGTGGAAACCTTTATATTGGAAATGAAAAAATATTTAAGTTTAATATTTGGATTATTATTATTAAATGGATGCAGTCAACTAACTATGCTATCAGTAGCAGGAAGTACAGCAAGTTTAATTGTAAATAATAATGCTTTAGTTAAAACTTATAGTGGTTTAGATGTTGTAACTTTTATGACCACCGATAAAGATATTAAAACTCATGCATATGAAACAGCAGTTTCTGTAGGGATGGTGGTGGAAAATGTGAAAGAAGTTGCGAATGAAACTTTTATATTAGAAAAACCTCCAATGCTTGAAAGTGAGAAAAAGGTTTTGGTTTCTCTTCCAATTATTGAAGTTAAAATAAAAGATGTAGAGTGGAAAATAGAATCTGAAGTATGGAATAAAATATATTCTAAATATTATGAATAAATGTAAAAATTGTTTTTGTGATTGTCATTGTAGTGTAACAGAACATTCTGATGCTAATGGAATATGTGTATGCCAACAATGTATGTGTAAACCTATGGCTTCTCCTAATAATGACGAGTGTGAGGCGTGTCAATAAAATATGAGTGAACGAGATTTAATTAGAGAATATAAAAATACTATTGCAGATTTAACTAAAGAGAAAGATGATGCTATTCAATTAGTTTCTCAAAAAGAATCTAAAATAAAACAATTACTTATTCAGGTTGAACAATCTACTCAAGATGTTCACACTATGGGAAAAAAAATTAAGGACTTAGACGAAAAAGCTAGGAAAAACGCCACTTTTAAGAGGATAATCCATGCTAAGATAGACCAAGTTTTAGAAAAAAAAGATGAAGATGACGTTGACACAGAGCAATAATTATGATACAAGATAGTATGCGAAACAAAAAAATAAATAAAAAAGGAAAAAACATATGGCAATAATTGAAGGTACAGCTTACTGGGCTTCTCTAATAAGACCAAACGAAAAGTTTGAACCTATGTGGAGAATTGATTTAGCAGTAGACGAAACAACTGCACAAGATTTTAAAACTAAAGGTTTCTCAGTTGGTGAAACTAAAGCTGATGATAAAGTAGTAAATAATATTATCAGATTTAAACGAAAAGTTTCAAAAGCAAATGGAGACAAAAATCAACAACCACAATTAGTGGATGGTGAAAAGAATCCTATTGAAAAAATAGTTGGTAATGGCAGTAAAGTAAAAGTAATGTATAAATCTTATGACTGGAATTTTAAAGGTAAGAAGGGCAAAGGTTTAGATTTACAAGCTGTACAGGTACTGGATTTAGTAGAATATACTCCGAGAGAAGATTTTAACATAGAAAATTCTTCTAATGGTGCTGATATTAAAGAAGATTTTTAATACAACATCTTACACATTTATTAGTGTGTCTTACTATGCCTCCAAGGGAGAGTCAGCTTGTGGTGAGTTGGCTCTCCTTTTTTTTTTGGAATTAACTTATGAGGGCGAACATGGAACAAAATAAAACTGGCTTTGTAAAGTATCACTTACCCTGTCCATTATGTAAGAGTAGTGATGCAGTATCTGTCAATGCAGATAGTTCGGCTTATTGTTTTTCTTGTATGCAATTTATAAAAGAATATGATATGGAAACACAACCGATAACAAATGGTAAACAGAAATATAAAATGAATACTTCTACAACTCAATCAGATTTTGTAGAAATAGTAGACAGAAATCTTTCAGAAAATACTTGTAGAAAATATGGGGTTACTGTTAAGTTAGATAGTATGGGTAGTATAGTAAACCATTATTATCCTTATCACGATAGACAAGGTGCAAAAATTGCAACCAAGACAAGATATACAAAATTAAAAGAATTTAGTTTAGATGGTAATACAAGTCAAGCAGGATTATTTGGTGAACATTTATTCTCTAAAAATAAATTTATAATAATAACTGAAGGTGAGTTAGATTGTTTATCAGCATATCAAATGTTTGATAAAGGTAAGTACACTACTCCAGTTGTAAGTATTAAACATGGTGTAGCTTCTGCAGTTAAAGATATTAAGAGTAGTCTTGAATACTTAGAACAATTTGAAAATATTATAATTAATTTTGATAATGACGAGCAAGGTAAAGAGGGTGCGTTTAGAGTAGCTGAATTATTTTCACCTGGGAAATGTAAAATTATGTATCTCCCTACAGAATTTAAAGATGCTTCGGATTGTTTAATTAAAAATAAAATACAGATTTATACTAAAGCATTTTGGGATGCAAAACGATTTGCTCCTGATGGTATTATTAATGCCAATACTTTATTTGATGAGATAAGTAAACCTGCTATACAATCATTTGTTCAGTATCCGTTTGAAGGATTAAATAAAATGACGTATGGTTTACGAACTTCTGAATTAGTTACCTTTACTGCAGGTAGTGGGTTAGGTAAGACTCAAGTAGTTAGAGAATTAATCCATCATTTATTAAAACACACAGAAGAGAAACTTGGTTTATTAATGTTGGAAGAAACTCCAGTAATAACTTCTAAAGGGATAATGAGTATTGAAGCAAATCAAAGATTACATTTACCTGATGTTCATATTGGTAAAGAAGAATTAAGAAAATATTTTGATGCTACTGTGGGTACTGGTAGGATATTTATGTTCGACCATTTTGGTTCTAACTCTATTGATAATATAATTTCAAGAGTTAGATATTTAGCAAAAGGTTTAGATTGTAAATATATTATTATAGACCATATCAGTATAATAGTATCAGACCAGTCTCATGGAGATGAGAGAAGAGCATTGGATGAAATCATGACTAGACTCAGAACTCTTGTACAAGAGACTGGAGTGGGTATGATAGTAGTATCACATTTAAGGAGACCTGATGGCAAGGGACATGAGGAAGGTGCCTCTACGTCTCTCTCACAGCTAAGAGGGAGTGCTTCTATCGGTCAGTTAAGTGATATGGTTATTGGACTTGAGAGAGATGCTCAGAATGAGGACCCTGAAATCCGACATACTACAAGGGTTAGAGTATTAAAGAATAGATTCTCAGGTATTACTGGACCATGTTGTGATTTAAAATATGATATGGATACTGGTAGATTAGCAGAGGTAACATCAAGTGATTTTTGATAAAGTAATATTTGATATTGAAACAACAATGACTGCAGATAAAATTTGGTGTATCATTTGTAAACATAATAATACTTACTATCAATTTAAAGAAGATAGATTAACTAGGTTTGAAGAGTTTATAAAAAAAACTAAAGAAATTATAGGACATAATATAATTGGGTTTGATATTCCAGTTTTAAATAAATATTTTGGTTATGATTTATTTAAAAATTGTAAGGTAACTGATACATTAGTTTTATCTAGACTACTTAATCCTATGATAGAAGGTGGTCATTCATTAAAAAATTGGGGTGAAAAACTTTATCATAAAAAAACAGAGTTTGATATCTTTGATAAGTTTAGTGAAGAGATGTTAACTTATTGTAGGAATGATGTTAATTTAACAGAAAAGTTATATAAATTTTTATGTAAAAAAATGACAGACTTTGGAGAGTCTATTGCATTAGAGCATAAGGTTGCAAAGATTATACAACGACAACATCAAAAAGGATTTTTAATAGATGTTGTAGGTGCTCATATGTTACAGGCAAAGTTTCAGGAAGATATGAATAACCTACAATTAATTGTAAGAAAAACTTTTCCTCCATTAAAAGTAGAAACAGAATTTATTCCTAAGTCTAATAATAAAACAAGAGGGTATGTTAAGGGAGTACCATTTACAAAGGTTAAATATAAAGAATTTAATTTAGGTTCACGTCAGCAAATAGCTGAACGATTAATATTACTGGGATGGAAACCTAAAAAGAAAACAGATAAAGGACATACAATAGTTGATGAAAAAGTTTTATCAGAGATTAAAACTATTCCTGAAGCTGAACTTATAAAAAAATTTCTCACTCTTCAGAAAAGAATTGCTCAAGTCAGTTCTTGGATTGAAGCTATTAGAGAAGATGGTAGAGTACATGGCAAAGTAATTACCAATGGTACAGTTACAGGAAGAATGAGCCATCAATCGCCCAATATGGCACAGGTTCCTGCTGTGTACTCACCTTATGGAAAAGAATGTAGGGCATTATGGATAGTAAACAAAGGTTATAAATTAGTAGGTGTTGATGCTTCAGGACTTGAGTTGAGGATGTTAGCACATTACATGAACGATAAAGGATATACAAATGAAATCATTAATGGAGATATACACACAACAAATCAAATTAATGCTGGTTTGGGGTCAAGAGATGAGGCGAAGACATTTATTTACGCACTCATCTATGGAGCAGGTTCAAAAAAAATCGGAAGTATCATCAAAAGGTCTGAAGGAGATGGAGAAAGAGTTAAAGAAAAATTTCTTAGAGCTACACCAAGTTTTAAACGACTACGAGAACGAGTGGATGGAGTGGCTAAAAAAAGATGGCTCAGAGGTCTCGACCAAAGAAAAATCCTCATAAGACACCCTCACGCTGCATTAAACACGCTATTACAGGGTGCTGGTGCTTGTGTTATGAAGAAAGCGTTGACAAGGGTAGAGGAATATGTTATAAAGAATAGAATAAAAGCATTTCCAATTGTAAATGTACATGATGAATTCCAATATGAAGTGGAAGAAAGCCGAGCCGAAGAATTTGGAAAGCTTGGAGTACAGGCAATTATAGATGCAGGAAAGGAATTAAATATAAGGTGTCCGTTAGATGGAAAATATAAAATTGGAAACAACTGGGCAGAAACGCATTGATACAATAGCAACTGATATTAAAAAATTAGTAGCTGGTATATCAAATGGTAAACCTGCTAACGTAACAGAAGAGAACATGGATAAGTTCCTTAGTAATATTAAGGAAGCTTTTAATTCATGGAACAATCCTATTAGAGAAAAAGATGGGAAGTTAAGAATGTCTGTGCTAGGTAAACCACCTAGACAATTATGGTATGATAGATTTAGTCCAAAGAAAACTAAAGATTATGATGCTAGTTTAAATATTAAATTTTTATATGGACATATACTAGAACATTTATTATTATATCTAGCAGAATTAACTGGACATAAAATAGCAGACCAACAAAAGAAAGTAGAGATAGATAATATTAAAGGACATATAGATGCGACAGTAGATGGTGAAGTATGTGATGTTAAGTCAGCTTCCTCATTTAGTTTTAAGAAATTTAAAACAGGTGAGTTAGTTGGTGATGACCCATTTGGTTATCATGCCCAGCTATCAGGATATGAAGCAGGTATGGGCACTAACAAAGGTGGCTTCTTGGTTATGGATAAATCAACTGGAGATGTTTGTTTCTATAAACCTGATGAGTTAGCTAAACCTAATGTTCCAACTTTAATTAAAACTTTACAAGATACATTAAAAAGAAATTCACCACCTGATAGGTGTTATCAATTATCAGAAACTAAAGGTGGAAATAAATCTTTACCTATTGGTTGTCAGTTTTGTGCACATAAATGGGAATGTTATAAAGATGCTAATGATGGAAAAGGATTAAGAGTATTTAAATATTCTAATAGATATGTTTATTTAGCTGAAGTAAATAGACAACCGAATGTTGAAGAGATAACTCCAAACTTTTCAGAGGAATTAAAAACTTATGGAAAAAGAAAAGCTATATAAACCTTTACCTGAAGGACTCAGAATTGAGAAGAGTAAGATACAGGGATTTGGTTTGTTTACTTTATTATTTTTAAAAGAGGGTACAAATCTTGGAACATCTCATATTAAGATAAAGGATGAATTAATTCGTACACCTTTAGGTGGATTTGTAAATCATTCAGATGACCCTAATTGTGTTAAAACAAAATTACATACTGATAATTATATTAAATATAATTTAGTTACTATAAAAGATATT